TCATGCTGTTCTTCTCGATGAAGAACCAGCGGTTGCGATATTTCCAGACGTACACAAGGTCCAGCCCTGCCTCTACGGCAGAACCGGCAATGGCGTTGATTTCTCCGCTGTTGAGTTTTGTCCAAGTCGTTCCATCAAACCTGAGCGGGTAATCGCCAGCATCATTGACAGCGATCATGTAATCGCCGCCTTGATTTGAAAGCTGCGAGGCTGCGTAGTTTCCTGAACCCTGACCGGCCATGACGACAGTCGGAAAACCTGAAACCGTTACGTCGTAAAGCGTGCTCTGCGTTGCCGCGTACATGCGCTGCGAGGCATGAATGTTGAACTCGAAACCTGAAATAACCGGAACAGTTTCCGGCAGCTCGCACCAGCGCACGCAGCCTCCGCGCAGCTTTACGCTACGCATTGTCGGCAGCCAGTTGTCGAGAACCATAGCCCCACCGGGCTGCATGTAGGTGAAATTCTCGCTCAGGATAATGCCGCGCGTCGGCGCCGCGATCGTGATCGTTTGCAGGTTCTGCGCGACCTGCTGCGGGACCGCTGTGCGTCTGAATGCCTGATGCTGGCTCATGGTGTCGGCACCGGCCACGGATACGCAACGGTGGCGTTAGTTGATACAGGCGAGCGTCCGGCAATGATTGGCGCCGGACTGTCGGCGCCCATCATCATCACCAGCGCGTCACCGTAGGTGCCCATGTCCTCGGCGTAGGGCGAACCCTTCTGCGCCTTCCACTGCCAGATCATGGCCAGCTTGTGAATGCGATCGCCAAGAATGAAGCTGTCGTTGTCGGTGGTGAACTCGGTGCCAAGACCGCCAGAGAAAAGTTTGATGCAGTTTTTCTTCAGGTACGGAAAGTATGCGCTGGTGCCTACGCCCATCACCGGCACGATGTGCATCTGGCCGCCGTAGATGATCCACTCGCCGCGATTGTCGTAGTAACCGCGAGCGCGGCGGTTCACCCACTGGTCGAGATCCGGGATAAACCGCATCTGCACGGACGGCGTCGTCGATCGCCAGACGTTCGTACTGAGCAGCATGCGCTGGTAGTCCGGCGGCATGTCGAACGCCTCGGTGGTGCCGTCACCAGCAAAAATTGTCGTTGATTTCAGTACATTCCACTCGCGCGTGTCGTAGGCGATGCGCTGCGCCATCTCGTTGGCGAGCGTCAGCATCTCCTGCATGGTACGGTTGCCGGTGATGTTGGAGAACACGGACGTCGGAATGGTGACGCCGACGACCTCGCATACATCTTTCACCACCGACAAAAGGGACATCAGTCAACTTTCTGCTGGGCCTCTGTTGCCATCCGCATCAGCGTCTTGCGATTGAGCGAGCCGTGCGGCGCGTGACCGCTGTTGGTCGTAATAAACTCGCGCAGCTGCTCGAGGCTCATAGTGTCGAACTGGGTTGGCTCTGCCCGGCTCTCCAGTGCGCCGCTCAGTGCCTTGGCATCTTCCTCGAGCGCCATGTTGCGGGCCTTGAGCGCCTCGTTCTCCGCGACCAGCTGCGCTGACGGCGCCGTTGCCTTGGCGTCCTTCATGTACTCCTCGGCGCGGTTCTTCAGCTCGCGACCGGCGAGGCCAAGGTTCTTCAGCTCCTGCCCGTCAACGTGTGCAAGAGCCTCCACAGTGTAGATGTTGAGGGCGCGTAGTTCAGCTCGTCGAGCCTCCGTGAGAAACGGCGCGTAAGTGAGCGGCGTCCCCGCCTTGGTCTGGGCAGTCTGCTCCTTGAACTGACGATACTGGCGGCCAAAACGCTCCGCATAAGTGACAGCAATCTGCTCGCCTGTCTGCGGATCTGTGACCCAGTGCGAGAATGCCATCGCGGGAAAAACGGATACGTTGCGCGACCCGGCGAAGCGGATCTCGCAGATTTCCATGTCGTCGTAGATGGGTCTGCCTTCCTTAACGGTCTTGGCCTCGTTCTTGATGGCGTGGTGTTTGAACAGCGCCACTGTTGCTGCATCTGGATCTCTCGTAGGCATCTTGGTTCTCCGTCTGAGGGAATGTGGTAGCGAGCAGCTGCCGCCCCGTGGGGACACGGGGAAAGGGACACGGGACGGCAGCTATAGCCCAGTGGAAATTACGCCGCCGGGTTACTGTCGTAGAAGCGCCAGTTGAACATCGGATTGACTTGGGTGAGTTCACCCATCCAGCCGATGAACTGCGCGATCGCGTCCTTGTCGATCGGCATCTGGCCTTCTCCGTCGAACAGGTTGTCGAAATTCCGGTTGGCGTGATACCGCATGCGGAAGCTGTCGGTGTTCAGGCCAAACGTGGTGTTTGCTGGCATGTTGGAGCCGATGCCGCCGTCGAGGACGATCTCCGCTCGCTTGCCGCCGCCGATGTATTCGATCGCGCTGAAGCCAAGCTGACCCAGCGAGGTCGAGTTTGTCTGTCGCTGGATGGCGACAGTCGCCGCATCGTATGCGGCGTAGTGCTCCGGTGACATCACCAGCAGATCGGCGTGATCCTTGCCGCGTGACTGCTTGGTCATGATCACGTTGAGGTACGGACGGATCGTCGTCGCGCTCGCTTGCGTTCCGATCGCCGCCGACATCGACTGAGCATCGTAGGTCTTGGTCTGCCAGATCACGGCAGAAGCACGATCGATGCCGCCGTAGACGCCGGTATTGGTGACGACCGGCACGGCAGTGGCGAGGCCGGTGACCTGCTTGCCGCCGTTGGCGGTGCCGTCACTGTAGATCGCTGCATCCATCGTGTCCTCGAGTGCGCGTTCAGCCGCATCGATGTAGCTGTCGTAGACATCCATGAGCTGGGCATCGCCCTCGTTGTTGAGGATTTCCTGCATCGAGAGGATGACCGGCACAACGACCATCTTGGGATCAAAGTATGCGTCGTTGAACAGATCGAGCGCAGGATTGAGCAGCTGATCGTAGCCGCTGTACCACTGGGCGACCTGCTTGCTGATCTGGAGCGTCTGGCGAATGCGCGGACCAGAGTAGGTCTGCCACAGGCCTTTGCGCCGCATCACCGCGAGCAGGGCGTTATTGTTTGACACCAGATCCTGATAGCCGCTCGAACGATCTTCGAGGGCCATCGACAGGATCTGCTGATAAGCAGCATTCGGGTTGATATTGGGCATCGGACATCCGGTTCTGTTAGACGCTGCCGTTCACACGCTTGATTGCGTTTGAAATGGCTTCGCGTCGGCCAATCGGTTTGTCGTTCCTGCGCCGCGTTCCGTCTGAGGGACCGCTATCGGGTGCGCCGGAAATCGACTTGTTGGATCGGGTCTGAGCCGGTGTGGTAGAGCGGGTCTGAGCCGCGCGTGGAGGTCTTAGTCTGATCGCTCGCTGATACGCGGTCTCGAGATCGAAACCAAGTTTCAACTCTTGCTCGATCAGGTCTCCTACCTCGTCAAAGCCGGGATGCGCGTCTGCGAACACATCGACCGCAGAGCGCGTCTGACCAAAGACCTTCTCATGGTGCATCCCTTGCACGGTTTGTGCAAGTGTACTGACGGCTTGGTGGAGCTGCCCGATCTGTTGCGACTGTGCCTGTTGCGCGTTCTGGTTCTGCATCAGCTTGTGCTGGTCCGGCGACTGATTGAGGATGTGATACGCAACATCCCTTAAGGTGATCTTCTTACCGTCAGACGTCCGCATGTTCAGGTTGCTGACGATCACATCGAGACCGCCGACGACGTCTTGCCGCAGCTTCTGCTCCATGCCGACGTAGTTGGTGAGCGCCTTCTGCAACGTGGTGCCGTGCTGGGCCGCCAGCTCGTGGAAGGGCCGTATCGTATTCATGGTCTCGTTGTCGGAGCGGTACTTGCGGTACGCGCCCTCAAACTCCTGCGCCATGCGGTGGACCTCGCCGCGCACGCTCTCTGGCGCGGTAGCCCACTCCGCCTTGGCTTTCTCGTTGAAGCGCGGCAACGGGTCGCGGTACGGGGTGCCTTCCGGCAGCGGCGAACCTGCCGCTAACTTGCCGCTAACCTGCGGCGAACCTTCCGCTAACCTGCCGCTAACCTGCGGCGAACCTTCCGCGTCCCTGTCCGGTGCCTTGGCGAACCTGCCAGCCTCGCGGTACCGCTCCTGCTGCGGAGGTTTACGGAGGTCCAGCTCCTTCTGCATTTTCTCGGGCGGGTTGTTGTCGCCCATGCCGCGCTTGGCCTCCGCCTTCTTGGCGCCCTCCTTCTTGGCCTCCGGGTGGTTGGCCTTCTCGAACGCACGCTTGATGGCCTCGCGCCGGTTCTCCGGGCGCCCGTGGCCTCGCTCCACATCCTCGACCGGCTTCTCTGGCGTCTGGGCGCCGACAGGCGTCGGCGTGTTCGTCGGGTTCTGGTTGATCACCACCTCGTTGGCTGGAGCTGGTGCGGGAGATGACGGTGCGGATGCCGGTGCTGGCGGGGTGATGTTGACGTCTGACATAGGTACTCCTTGCCGGTCTGAGCGGCTGGTTAAACACGTTCACCATTGCGGTAGCGTGCGACGGCCTTCTGGATGGCCTCTCGCCGTTTCTTCTTCAAGGATCGATCAGTGGTCGTCCGCTGCTTGGGTTTGAATTTTTCGGTGCCAACCTCGATGAGACCCAGCGCCCTGCCGACTGAACGAAACTGAGACTTCGACGTATAAAACCTGCCATCGACCTGCTCGGTGGCGTCCATGATGTCGCTGATGATGTGCGGACACGGGAGCGGCGATCGCGCCGGGGCGATCGCTTCTTTTTTGATGCGCCAGCGGCCCGGCTCAATTTCGATCAGCTCTGGCATCGGCTTCCCTGACCAGCGGCGGCGATACATACACCACCGGCATTCCGTAGAGCGCCACCTTGGTGACAGCCACGCCAAACTTTGTCGCAGCCTCCGACACCGGCATTCCTATTTTTGTTGTCGCGGAGACATCAACGACGGGCATGCCACCCGCTGCCACGGTTACGACTGACATGCCCATCGATGACCTCCTACCTGCGGCGCCGCTTCTGCTTCGCCTTGATCTTGCGCTTGCCGTTGGGTTTTGCCTTGGCCTTCTTGGTTTTCTTCTTTGGTTTTTTCTTTTTGGGCGGCGGTAACACTTGCGAGCCTTCCGGCTCGTTGATACTCGGCATGGCGCCTTCCGGCGGCTGCCCGTTCTCGGCTCTCATGGTCGTCACTCCTGTTGAGCGGCGCAGGGATATGCGCCGCCTCCGTCTACCGTCTGGTTCTACGTCTGGTTCCGCTGGCAGCGCCAGCCTCCATGAACGTGAACTCGACCTCGTTGGAGACCTTGTCGCCGTTCTTGACCGTGACCGGCACAGTGTCCGGTCCAAGCCAGAGCGGCATGTTGATGCCGGTGGACAGTCTGCCGTCGTCCTCCAGCGTCGTCAGCTCGTCGTTACCGGCAAAGTTGATGACGCTGCCAGCGAAGAAGAACTCTCCGCTGAGATAGATCCTGAAGCTGGCATCACCGATCGTGCAGCTCGACGGGTCGATCGATGTGATCGCTGGCGTCGGGATCTCGCCGCCCATGTCCGGCAGCTTGGGCGGCTCGTTGATGCTGGCGGGCAGCACCATGGTGGTGCGGCCCGGCCCGTCCGGTTCGTTGATGCTCTTGATGCTCATGTGAATGTCCAGTTGCTGGCGGCAGAGCCTACGCCGCTGTTGACGACCTGAACGGGGACGGCGCCAGCCGTTGCCTTCTTGGGCGCGGCGGCGACCGTGAGCGATGTGGCGGAGACATAGGTGGTGGCTTGCGGTGTGCCTCCGACGTAGACCTGCGAGTTGCGGGTAAAGTTTGCGCCGGTGACCGTGAGCGCCAGCGTGCCGACGCCGCTTGCCGGTGATGCCGGTGCCAGTGCGCTGATCGTTGGCGCCGCTCCGCCCGTCAGTGACGATGCGTGCGAGGCATTTGGCGTGGTGGTGTAGTTACCCAGATCCGAAACGGTTTGCAGCTGACCGCCGGGTCCGGGGTTAACGCTGGCTGCCGTCACCACCACCTCAGTGCCAGCGCCTTCGTAAGGTGCGCCGCCCGCGCTGGGTGTAGCGAATGCCGTGAGTGCGCCAGCCGCGCCGTCGTCGATCGGCGTGAGGCCAGCTGTCGTCGGCGGTCGCATGCCGATCTGGCCGGGAATGTTCGTCGGCGGCGTCGGGCCGTCCGGCGTTACCGTCGTTGCGCTCTGCGCCAGCGGATTGACGACTACGTCTCGCTCCTCAACCTCTGGTTCGTGTTCGTGCCTTCGTGTCGTTGCCTCTTTAGCCATGTCGCGATCTCCTCTGGTTACTGTTGATCGTAGTTGTCATGCGCGGCGAGACCGCCCATGGCGGCAGCACCACCGACACCAAGCAGCGGTGCCTTGCCGCGCATCATCTGCGACAGCGCCTCGGCTGGCGTAATGCCACGTTCAGCCGCCGTCTTGATAGCCCGGTTTTCCACGGCTCGCATAAACGGGTCACCGGCAACGCTGCCAAGACCTGTGACCTTGCCGCCACCAGCCCACGCAGCCGCCTGTGTCTGAGCTGGCGTCATGCCAGCCTCACCGGCAAGGCCTTTGTAGTACTGCTCCATCGCGCCGTATTCATTTTTGTTTGGCCGCGCGGCCCAATACACAGGACGTTTGGCAGCCTCGCGCATCGTGAGGTCGCCGCCCTCGTACATCTGTGTCGGATTGATCGTCGGCTCGCCCTTCTCCAGCTTGAGCGAACCGGCAAGGAAATCAGGATCGCGCGACAGCATCGCTGGCAGCTTGAATGCATGCGCGTCCACCGTCACCGGCGCGAAATTGCCTTGCAGGTTCTGACTGAACGACAACGGCTTGGGGTTGGCGATCGGATCAAAGTATTCGCCGGAACGGATCTTCTCGGCGTTCTCTCGATGCAGGTTCTGCGCCATGTGACCGTAAGGCTGCGGGTTGACGCCGCCTTGCTCTGGCACCGGCAACCCCTGCTTTTCCAGCATGTAGTAGTAGCTGGCGTTGCGGGCGTTGGTCTCAACATCCGATCGTGGTGAGGTGGCTGCGACGTAGTCCATGTACCGCGCAAACGCATCTGGGCCTTTCTTCTTGCCCAGCTCAGACACGAAAGCATCACGCAGTGGCTCGTTGTAGTAGAAGGTCTCGGCATTCATGTCGCGACCCTTGTCGATGTAGTCGAGCATTTGCTGCTGCACTTTTTTATTTCCAACCAGTGCATCGACACGCTCGCTCACGCCGCGAGGAGGCTCGTAGCGCGGCAGGTCGTATTGCCGCACATCTGGCGTCTCGTGAATGCGAGAGTAGTCGAACAGATCACCGATCGCGCTCTTGTCCGGCGCAAATCCCACAAGCGGATCACTCGGTGTCCTGATCCTGCCGCCAGCAGCTCCGATCGCCCCTTCCGGTGCAAACGGTGAAGCGCCGCCAACAGCCGCCATGGCAATATCAGCGGCTGGCTTGATCATCTCCTCAGTGGTGATCGGTGTCGTTGATTGCAGCGCCTGACCGGGAGCGGCTGCCATCTTGGCAGCGCCAGCCACCAAGGCATCCGACTGCCACGGCACGCCGGGACCAGACAGCGCCGCCCATTGCTCAGGCGTCATGCCGTAATCGTCCTGCCGCGCCAGCTCGCCCATGACCTCGGGGTCGTCAGCCACGGCGGCCTCCCGGCACTGCTGTTGCCTGTCGCGTCATCTGGAACTGCTGCTGGCTGCGTCGATCCTCCTGCCGCATCGACATATCCGTCAGCTTGGCATTATGCGCCTGTATGCTGGCGTCTGCCTTCTGCTGGTTGAGCGCCATGTCCTGCTGCTTGCCAGCCATCTCCATCTGGTGCGCCTCGCGGCTCTCCAGCAGCTTCTGGTTCTGCACCGCCAGCTTTGCCTGTGCGTCCTGCGATGACATGCCCTGATCGACCTGCTTGAGCGCGAACTGGGCGTTGATGTCGGCCTGTTTGTGCCGGTCTTTCTGCGCCATCTGCTGCTGCGCGATCTGACCTTCCTGACTGATCTTCTGGCGCTCGGTCTCCTGCTTCATGTTCTCGATCTGCAACGCCGTCTTGGCGTTGATCTGCGCCGGATTGTTGTTGCTCTGGTCTTGGTTGCCCTTCTGCTCCATCTGCTGCACGAGGTCGTCGATGGCGCCGTCGAGCGTGCGCCCGGCACGGAATGGCGCGGTGGCGAACTTGAGCAGCTCGCCGCAGAACGATGCCGTCTGCGGCTCCGCCGTGATCATCATCGACAGCTGCGGCAGCAGCGTACTGAGCACGCCGACGAACTCGGTGCGCCTCTGCTTCTCGGCATTCTCGTCGGCTTGGATGGTGCTGTCGGTCTCGATGTCGAGCACGAATGACTTGGTGCGCTGGTTCTTCATGAACTGGAGCACCTGCTCGATCGTCGGCTTCTCCGCCAGCTTCTGGATGGCTTGGTTGGCGCCCTGCTGGACCTGCTGGAACTGCTGCATCGCCTGTTGACCGGCTTGCGGGTTCTGCTTCGCCATCTGCTGGATCTGCGGCGACTGCATCAGCTGCTCGGCCTGTTGCTGCTGCGCTTGCATCTGCTGCTGGATGTTGGCGATCTGCTTCCTGATCAGATCCTGCGTCGGCAGCTGCGTCTGCGACATCTCGATGATCGTCACCGGATCGAACTTTTCGGTGATGATCTCTGCCGTGATCTCGACGAGGTCACGCGCCAGCCGCGCCAGCTCCTGCTGCTTGTCGCGGATGCGGACTGAGCCGTAATCGGTCTTGAGTTCGACGGCGCCCAGCGTCTCGCCGGGATCGGTCTGGCCGCGCATGATGTCGGATAAACCTGTGATCTGGTAGATGTCGTCGGTGACCTGCTTGCGGAGCGCGACGAGTGCCGTGATGGTCTGCGCGATCATGTCGATGGGCAGCCAGATGATCACTTCCTTGGAGCCGCCAAACGCCGCCCAGTTGCTGATGGGGACGAGCAGTCTGCCGGGCGACTTGATCTTGATTGCCGCTTGCACCGCATCCGACAGCTCGGCGCCACCGGCTGGATAGAACCCCTTCGCCTCGAGCGCATCGCTGAGTGCATGGATGCGGCCAGTGAGAAGATTGATCTCCTCGAGCTGGTCCTTGTACTGCAAGACCTCGGGCACCGGCACCAGCGAGCCGCGCTGCACGCTGGCGTAGGCTGGCTTGGGGCATGGGAAGAAATTTTGCAGGTCGAGGTGCGGGTCATCCTCGTCGAGAATGTTCTCGCAGCCTTCAGCGACCCAGACGACACGCTTCTCGGTCTTGTGCCAGATCTCCCAGAACTTTGCCCGCTCGCGCTTGTCGGCGCCGCCGACGTCCTTGCTGTCCTTGTCAACCTTGTACTCGGCGTTCTGGTACTCGTCCTTGCTGGTAGCGTGAAACCGCTTGCGTGCCTCGCCGCGCGTCATGTAGGCGGCTGCCGCCACCCATGTCACCTCGTACCAGCAGCGGCTGATCGAGTGCAGGAAATCCCGGCGATGCTTGAACTCGATGCAGACCTTCTCGTGATCGTAGTAGCTGCCTTCGCCGTCACCGCCCTCCTCGTAGCGGCACCACGCCACGCCGCGACTGATCATGGCGACGTCGTCGCGGATCAGCAGCATGGTGTCGTTGATGCGGGTGAGGTCGAAGGCGACGATCGCGCACCGCTCCATGATCTCGGACGCGGCTTGCGGCACAGGTCGCCTGTCCTTGAACTTGGGGACGACGACCGGCTGCGGCGGCTTGGCGTAGATGGAAGGCTTGATCACCTCCATGTTGGCCCAGAACATCTGGTACTCTTTGTCACGCGCCATGTTCGACAGCCGCTCGAGCGATGCGAACTGCTTGTCGATCTTGTCGCAGTGGTCATTCCATTTCTCGAACGCCTTCTCGCTCTCGGCCAGCAGGTTGAGCCACGCCTTCGCCTTCTTGGGTTCGACTGCCGGGTTGTAGGTCTGGTCGTCGAGCCGGATGTCGTCGGCTGCCGGGCCGGTTTCGGAGGGCGTGTCGTCAGCCATTGGTGTCACCCTTCACGAGCCAGACGATGCGCTGCGGTCTGCGCTTGCTGCCCATGCGTTGCATGATCTCGAAATTTGCGTCGTATCGGATAGTCAGGATACCGGCATCGAGCAGCGGCTTGACGCGAGGCGTGATCGCATTCCACTCCTCGCCGGTTATCCGCACAAGGTCATCGTTGATCATGCCGTAGTCGCCCATTTCTCTGGCGGCCTCGACAGTCTTGCGTTTCAGATGCGAGAGGCGATCGCCATCCATGCGATCGGCGGAGATGTGGCTCGTCACCGGATCGGTGCGGCGAGCGTATGGCTCTCCTTCCCAATCGAACTCTGGCTCGTCAGGGTCAGCCATTGTGGTCATCCTTCAGTTCGCGGTAGGAGCTGGCGCCCAGCGCGAAAGCGAGAACGTGCGGCAGCAGCGGACCAAGCGGCACATGCATCACGCACCACATTGCAACAGAGCGCAGACGTTTCATAGCACAATGCCTCCTCGCCTCGGCTCTGGCGGTGGCGGGATCTGCCAGCCTTCCGGCTTGGGGACGATAACCTCGCGGTGCTGCACGCCGCGCCACGCCAGCGACAGGTAGCGGAATGCAGCCGCAGGGTGCGCCGTCCAATCGTGGACGTCGCTCTGCCGGAATGCCTTCTTCTCGTCGTCCCACTCGCGCCGGTACTGCTCGAGCGCGGCGATGCCGGTCTCCTCGGTGCGCGGATGAAACACGCACAGCGGCAGCGTGCGCCGGGCGGCGTTGATGCCGTCCTGAAACGACGCGAACGGCACTAACATAGGCGCCAGACCAAATCCCCTCATGGTCTCCACCCGCGTCTTGCCCGTTCCCCATTCCTTCACCTTGGCATCGTGCGGAACGTAGTCGGTGCCGTCGATCCACCCGTGCTGCGCTCTACGTTCAGCGATGCGATCGGCAAAGTGCTCGACGCCGACGCCGCTCGCCGCGTAGTGATCGAGGATGATGATCTGCGCTCCCTGCATCTGCCACCACCAGATGCTGGTGTCGTCCTTCATGCCGATGTCCCACGCACGATGCACCGGCTCGTCGATCGCATCGACTGCAACGATGCGCTCCTCGTTGCGGACCTGCGCCATCTCGAGCGCAAAGTACGCGCCCAGTATCGCCGCGTTCCAATCGCAGTAATACTCTTGCCGGAATTGCGCCCGGCCAACATCGGCGCCGTAGAGCGCCTGATACTCGGCTAACGCGGCGGTGACAGACGCTTGGGTGAGAGCGCCGGTATCATCGATTGTGAGGAGCTGGGCGAACCACTCGGGCGACTGAGTTGCGTGCTGAAACATGGCGAGCGCATGATTGCGTCCTCGGGGAGTAGTGATGAACGCAGCCCAGCCTTCGTTCTCCTCGACCATTGGCCGGTGGTAGGCCCACGCGCTGGGATTACTGAGCGCCCACTCGCTGTAGGTAATGCCAGCGACCGATGCGCCGACTGTCGCGTCGTATCGATCGGAACCAACGACCTGCCACGTTGAACCGTTGACAAAGCGGATGAACATTTCGTTGTCGTTGGTGTTTGCTCGGAGCTGGATGGGGAATGCTTCATCGATGCGCCTCTTGCCGGTGTGTGCGTTGATCGCAGTCCAGATCGCCTTGCGTCCCTGATTGTATTCCGGCAAGCAGTGCCAGTAATTTCCCACGCGCTCGATCGCCGCCACCATGGTGTGATGTAAGCACACCTCGTCCTTGCCAGCGCGGCGATGCCAGACCGCCATCGACCGCTTGCCGCCACGCGATAAAAAATTCCACAACTTTTTCTGGTGCGGGCGCGGGTGCCAGTTGTTAAACGGCACATCAACTTTTATCGTCGTCGTCATTGCCGATCATCTTTCGGATAATGATCTCGATCGCCTTGCCTTCTTCGCCGGTCACCGGCTGCGGCGCTCGTCCCCATCCGCGATCGAGCAGCAGACCAGCGGCTTGTGTGCGTGCAGATGCTGACGCAGATTTCTGCCGCACAATGCCAGTGAGAACGCGCACGCACGTTTCGGTCTGCGCTCGCGCCAAACTTCTCAGATCTGCTGGCGCTTT